GCCCCAGACATCCTCTACCGGCACTAGTGCCATTAACCTGCGCTGCCGGTCGACGTTTGAGAGATCGACCACACCTCCCGTCTGCCGCTGCCATTTTTTAGCAGCATGGTTAGCCAGCTTAGCCAGCGTCTTGGTCTGGGCTATTCCGACGCCGACTGTAAGATGTGTCCGCTGTAAAATCGTCGCGCGGATCTCTTTACCAAATTCAGTCAGGTCACGGCAGTTTCTTACGCCGGTCAGGTCGCAAAAGGCTTCGTCTATGCTGTAAATTTCCACGCGCGGGCTCATTTCTTCCAGCGTGGTCATTACCCGGCTTGACATGTCTGCATAGAGCTCGTAGTTGCTGCTGAAGCAAACAACTCCGGCTCGCCGGAACAACTCCTTCTGCTTGAAGAACGGCTCACCCATCGCTATCCCGGCAGCCTTTGCTTCTGCGCTACGCGCTATTACGCAGCCGTCATTATTCGACAGAACAACCACCGGCCGACCGCGCAGGTCGGGTCTGAATACTGTTTCACAGCTGGCATAAAATGAGTTCACATCGACCAGGGCAAACATCACATCACCGGATTGTCGTCGACCCATACCGGGCTAATGGTATGCGTGACCACGCCAACAAGGCGAACATCATCAAGTGCCTCGCCTTCTATGGCCTCACCATCATCAGTGATCAGTGCATCACCGGCCCAATATGCGTGCTGCTGGCGGCCACAAAACCAAATGAGCAATGTGTCTCCGCGCTTATACAGCGATGAGTTCTCAATGATAACGTATCCTTCCTGCGTTTCAACGATGCAGGCAGAAGGAGGAAGGGATGGTTCAGTGACCGCAGCAAAGGCGGTCTTTATGTCTGCTGTGCGCGGCATGATCACCTCACAAAATAACTGTATGCATATACAGTATTATCATTTGCAAGCACAGATCAAGCGAAGCGAGTGAGCTGATTTATAAGTGACGGGTGGGAGTAGAAATTTAGTTATGAAAAACCCGCCGAAGCGGGTTGTCAAGGGTGGCTCAAATCCGAGCCACCCCGAGCTCAGTAATAGTTGAGTTACGCCACATCAGCACCGTGAATCAGGTGGCGTAGCGCCTTTACTCCTTCTGTATTGTAGCGAAACGCTTCAACCTGCTTGTCAGAGTGCTTTGCTTTATCCCAAACATACATCCCATACTGCTCGGTTTTGAGATCATGCTTGTTAGCAAGGCGACCGATTTTTTGAGGAGATACACCCAGCATTTCAGCGATATCCCCAGCAGTGTGGAGGTGCTCCTCAACTTTTGGTAAAGGGAGAAGCTCAATACCAGCTGCATCGTTAACTGCGCGAGCCATCGCTGTTTGTTTCGCAACATCACTGAGCTTCGGCATGAAAGATAGTGCCAGGCTCATGGCCTCAACCTCCATTTTGATCGCTCGGGCACGGCGGAACTCCGGCAAGTGAGATGCGGATTTCTGCGGCAGCGCTTCACCAGACTCCAGCTGACGCCAGCGTGTGGCGACTTTGTGACGGAGCGGGATGCTATATCCCATCATCAGGGTCATCGTCAGATCTTGGTCAAGCCAATATTCCTGATAAGTGCGGCCACGGTCATCCTGGTAATCGGCGGAAAAGTCCGCCGATTGAATATTGAGCGATTCGAACATTTTACGGCAATCATAAAGGACATCTTTATGCTGCTTTCCTGTCAGTTTAGCAATCTCACGGCTCGACATCTTAGTGACATTAGATCGAGCATTTGCTACAGTTTGTCTAGTCATATACGTTCCTAAGCGTTATTAGACTTCAGTGAGCCGCCAGTCCTACCTGGCGGTTTTTCTTTTTGCATCACTGCAACATCTCCTGACGCAGGTGAGGCAAAACCCTGCTCCAGTTGTCATCCTTCCATGGTTGAAATTCTATATGCGCAGTTTCCCTCTTAAGGACTTCACGGCCTTTATTCAATGTCCGGGTAAATTCGTGGCCGATTGAGTAAAAATGTCCAGCCTGGCGGTGTTCAGCCACCTTAAGAAGCGGGTAAATGTCTCGACAGGCAGTAATCATCACCGCTCCTGCACGCCACAACCAGGCTAAATCACAGAGTTCTTGGTCTGTGAACTGCTTGGCGATCGGTGAGTGCTGAACCTCACGATCCAGAATATCCAGCACCCAACGGCGGAATTCTTTAGCTACATCAGTACGAGCAAACATAGCAATTAAGTGTGCTCCTCGAAGGGAGAAGACACGGACCTTTTTGCGGTAGTTTCCTGAGGTACTCACTTCGAGTACCTGAGTCATGCCGTTGGTGAACTCATCAGAATATTTGTTATAAATCATCGTTACGGCGCGACTGTTGGAGTACTGGAGAGCCTTAGCGAGATCTGAAGACGTCAGCCAAATTCCAGTAATGTTTGAGACCGGAACCAGTGCTTTACCTTGGAAGTTAAGATCTGATTTTGCTACAATATTCATGTCGATAACTCCTGTCTGGGATTTTTTCGATGAGAGGCCCAGGGTGTTAGCGCACTTCTGGGCTTCGCTTTTTTTACTGACCATTCGCACGCTCCTCTCGCAGACTCTTAGCCAGTCGTTGCACGATCGCTGAATTTATAGAGATGCCATCCATTTCAGCCATGCGTCGGATATCTTCTTTCATGCGCTCGGACACACGCAGAAGAATATTTTCACTTTTGCGCCCAGTGTATAAAACATCATTCATATCTTTTCCTCTCACCTTGATATCACGGTGTAATGATTACACCGTGTTTCTATCTTGTCAATTTTTTTATGGTTACACTGTGATATCAGATTCAAGGGGTATCATTATGAAAGGTATGCGCAACATCGCTCCGTTCGGACTAAGAATGCCGGAGGAGCTTCGAGAGGCTATCCAGCAGCGGGCTAAAAACAATGGCCGGTCAATAAATTCAGAGATCGTGCAGATACTTCAAGAAACCATAGACACCGACCGTGCGATCGCTGAAAGCGACCTTGTTGACTTCGACTCAACTCAGGCTGCTTTTAATGCCGCTGCGACAGCAGAGGAGAAAGAGGAATTTTTAAGGTCTCTTGCAAAGAAAGACCCATTCACTGCAGACATACTGCGTGAGGGTGAGGAGCACGCTAGGCGGCTTTCTGCGATACTTGGTCGGCGTATGGGTTATTTGGATGATGAGTAATAAAAAGCCCACCTAACTGTTAAAGAGCACCTTCTGGCGTCAATAAATATAAAGGTGCAGTATTATAATCAATAACTTAGCGCACTGAGATTAAAATGACCATATCAGAGTTACTAAAAAGAAATAATAACAATCTTGATTTCATACGGATTGTATTGGCGGTTTTGGTTATTGTTGGACATAGCTACTTCCTTGCTGATGCGAGCGGTAAAACTGACCCTATAAATAGCTTATTTGGCTTTACATATAGTGGTTCGCTAGCTGTTAAAGTGTTTTTTTTCATTAGTGGCATGTTGGTAACAAACAGCTTAATGAGAACGCAATCATCGATTGAATTTATTATTTCTAGATTTTTTAGGATTTACCCTGCTTTTTTCGTAACAATAATTGCCTCTGCATATATAGTTGGTCCTTTAGTGACTGATATGTCAATTGGAAATTACATGTCCAGCAAGTGGTTAGATTATTATGTTAATAACAATTTAATGATGAATATTAACTATAATCTCCCGGGTGTTTTCGGAAATAACTTGCATAGACTAGCTGTAAATGGATCAATATGGACAATTCCATACGAAATATATTCATATGTGGTTTTGCTTTCTGTATTCATGCTCGGTGCTTTTAAAAATAAAATTATTTTTAATTGCATTTGCTTAATTGTTATTCTTGCACCTGTACTTGGTTATAGTAATGTTTTATTTATAGATAGCAATCTTGCTGAAGTATACATGCTTCCACCTTGTTTTGCACTTGGTGCTTTATTTGCCGCAAACCAAAATAAAATCAAAGTTACCGCTCACTTACCAATTGGTTTTTTCATTCTTCATCTTTTTATAAAAGATAATACACTTTCAATTTTAATGTTTTATTTTTCAATGTGTACACTTGCTCTGTATATCTCAGGTTTGAGCATGGTTATACTACTTAAAATAAAATATGACATTTCTTATGGTGTTTATTTGTGGGGTTTTGTAGTACAGCAGGTGATGTATCACTTCCTACCAAATATAAATATCAACTTAAACCAAGCAATGTCTATAATAACATCCTGCATTTTAGGGTATGCCTCATATAAGTTAGTTGAGCTTCCTTGTATGTCCTTAGGAAAAAGAATAACAAAGTTCAATACATATCGGCGCTTGAAAGACATACCAGCGTGATGCCCATAGTATGAAATGAAAGCAGCATAAAACATGTGAATTTTTATTATGCTTCTTGCATGAGAAAATGGTGATGGGATTTGTTAAGGTTTCTTATTTTGGAATCACCATTTTATTTTTTCTTTGTTAAAAAGTAACGAGACCTTAAAGGCGAGTCACACCGGAGTATTTTGTATAATACCGTTCATGTTCTTTCTGAACATGATTGTTATTTCAGGAGCCCTGGCAGCCAAAGAAAACAAAAGCCCGAGCTAACTCGGGCTATCTTTTCAAACTGGCAAGTCGCTAATTTGCAAATCGGCAAACGAAGTTGTACCTGTTAATGACGCTGTCCCGGATGTGTCACATGCAGGCGCCAATTCAATGGTTACACCAGCACAGGCTGCATTTACTGGTACGTAAATATAAGATCGCTTTGTCCATGCAGTAGTAACATATGCATTCAGGTAAGCGGTATTGACCACAGCCCCGCTAGCGTTAACCTCCTTGAAAATTACAGCTGCAGCCGTTGCCGTACCCTTCAATACGTTCATATCAAAAAATACGTTACCGCTGGTTGTTATCGGTATGCTCGCAACGGGCATAGATTGCACAGCTGACATGTTCGTATCATTTAGTGTAAATGCGTACATCACACCTACAGGCTGAGACGTAGCATCAGTTTTGGCAGGCGCACTGCTAGTGGCAAGGGTTAATAGTCTGTCGTTATTTTTAAGTGAAGCATTAGGAATTTTGTACGGTTTTCCTGTTTGATACACAAAGTTTCCTGTTGCATATCTTGAAAGGCCAGAACTATTTTTAGCAACTCCAATGATAGTTACATCTGATGTTGAAATCGGTATTCTAACCTCCAGCAGGCAACCACGTGTAATTATGTTTCCTTGAGTATTATTCGAAGGAATAATTTCAGCGTTTGTAATAAAATCAATGTGTCCAGTAATCACCTCCCACGACACAGCAGCTCCGTTGCACGAGTCAGCTGACACATTGTCTATCAAAACGTTTGCAACATTATTCAGGCGTACAGCGTCACTATTGACATTGTACGCTTTGAAATTGTGAATTCGGATATTTTTACTCTGATGATAAAGGGCTTCAGATCCGTACTTGAAATCAGCAACAAAAATACCTGCTTGCCCAGCATTTCCAGTTCCTGAAGTTGCCCTGTAGGTACCGCCATGAATCACAACATCTTCGGCCTGCAATTCAATGAAATTCTTAGTATTGAAAGAAATTCCACTTTGAGACCCTATGAGGTTTGGCCCCATTGATATCGAGCGTGCACCATCTGCTGAGTGGTGGCAGTCATTCATTTCATAAGTTTCACAGTCATTTATGATAACCCTCTCCGTCCCCCTGGAGAGGTCATGCATTCGGGTGTTTCCATAAGAAATATTGCCACGACTGAAAATATTACGAATTGGATAAACACCGTAAACCCCTGGGGCATCAGTCGTCCCATTCATAGACTTAATAAAGTTAAAGAATATTGATGTCTTGTATGGGTCTGTCCCTCTTGTGGAGCAATCTTCCGCCCAAACTCCGTCTATTTTCCCGCCGCCTTCGACGTGCAAATAAATTGCATTGCCCGGAGAGTCTTTAAAGCCAACACGTAAGAAGGATATGTTTCGGCCTACTGCTGACCCAGAGCAAAATATATGCGCAACGTGTATAAGTTTGGTTGGAGCTACAGTTGATAATTCATAACCATCCTGATACTGCCCATCAAAGCCAATATCTTCCATTTTGAAGAAATCCAGGTTTACCGCGGAGTCCTTTCTGTCAAACCATGCATAAATATTACCTCCATTGTTACCAACAGTTGATTGAGTAAGTGACAGCGGCTTGATTACCGTATTAAACCTCCCGGCGCCTTTCCAGTAAAACCAATCCCCTATCTGAACTCGGCCTGTGAAGCGGATTTCTGCTATACCACTAAAATCAATCGGCAACCGCAGTGACTCCGATAAATCCTGCAATTGCTGAATGATTGGAGCGCAATCAATGCCACTTTTCACGCCATACAGCTTCGCAGAAATAACACCTGCTGATGAGGCGAAGTTTCCTATCAGGAGTGCGCCATCATCTTCAGCGAGCTGCTTGCGCAGAATGTCACTAACATCTACTGCAAGCCATTTACCTTCACCTACCCCGCCAGTTGAATCCGGGGTCGATCCAGCTGGAACGGATTTTGGCAGGGTAGAAAGGTCGTCCCATCGATACCATACCCCTGTAGACTCATCCTGGATGATATCACCAGCTGCGCTGATAATAGCCCCATCCTGAAACGTGCCGACAGTATTCCAGCCGAGATTATAAATTTGCTGGAGAACAAGCTGCTTCAGCCCTTCAAGCGTGTAATGAGCATTGCCAAAGCGATCGATGTATTGCAGCGCCAAAGACGTAACGAACTCGTCAATTTTCCCGGCGTTAAACTTAAGGTCGCGTGGTGATTCGCTTGGGACAGGCAAGTTGGTAGGTTGCGTAGTCATATTGATTCCATAAAAAAACCCGGCGCGGTGGCCAGGTCTGGTTGGTCGGGGAAGGCTCTTATTCGTAGATGGCGTCGCTGTATTCCGCGACGGTCAGAGATACCGTGTTATCTGTGTTCGGTTTGATGCTGTTGACTGTCCATAGTTGGCTGTCCAGTTCCTCCACTGTCGCAATGAGATAGCGCGACGGGAGCTGCACAGTGCCTCCGTTCCAGATATTGAGCTGAATGTCGGGTATAGCCGCGGTGAAGCCGTACTTCGTGTCGCTGCGGACGGTAGCCGGATAGCGCAGGGTAGGATTTCCCAGGCTGTCGGTCACCAGCACGTACATTGAACCGGTAAATGCGATCGGCTCGCTGGTGTCAAAGTTATTCCCGGCTCGGCCGGTGATGTAACCCTGCTGCTGGTTGCTGTCGTAGATATCGGGCATCTGAATGACGCTTCCAACCTGAATAATGCCGTCCTCAAACACTTTGGCGTTCATCTTCACCCGGGAGTAGATAAGTCGCTTCGTTTCGCGCAGCGCGCGCTCCCGAGCCTGGTACTCATTACGGAAGCCTACTATCTCAAGCTTGTTCGGATTCTCCGCTTCCTGCTCGACGATAGCGCCGTTCAGCACGCGGTAGTTGATGTACGTCTTATTGTTCGTGGTCGGGTGAACGTAGGACACCTGCACGCCGTCATAACCGCCTGGAAGAGTAGCTTCGTACGTCATTTTGTACTCGTCCGTCTTCATGTT